CGTTGTTGTAATTAACGAGAGATCCGACTGAAAATGCCATAGTTTTAGTTTATTTATTTAGTGAGTTTTTTAATCTTTTCAATGCTTCAAACTGATCATTCTTCTTGTTTGAAACGGGAGTTTTTGTTGGTTCTTCTGAAGGCAAGTCAGCAACTTTCTCAATCAAGTCGATTGCTTTGCTCATTGCTTCTTTGTGGTTGTTGTTAGATGCAGTCAATGTTGCAACCTTAGCAGTCAATTCAGCAATGGCAGTTTCCATTTTGGCAACTACTTCGTTGAATGCACTTACTGTTGCGAACTCTTCGGCTTCAACTTCAATCTCAACTTCAGGTTCAACGATTTCAGTAACCATTCCACCAACGGTTGTTACCAACAATCCACCTTCAACTTCGTGAGTTGCATCAGGTGCTGGAATGTCACCTTCAGCAGTTTGAACGAAGATGGCAGTTCCGATTGCCAATTCACCTTCGTAAGTGATTACAGTACCATCAGTCAATGTGGCGGTTGCCATCTCGACTTTGATTTCTTCGTCAGAGAATCCAAGCATTGTGCGGATTTCCTTGAGTGTTTCTTTTGCGTTCATTTGTATATTAATTAGTTTTTAGTTGTAAGTGTTGCAATTTTACTTGCCATTCCATTGGGAAAGGATTGATTTCATTTGGTCAAGGAGTTGTTCATCAGCATCAACCGGAAAGTCAAAAACACCCTCAACTGAGAATCCCTTGAACTCGCCTGACTTGACTTTTGCCCATACTTCTTCGTTGTCGATTAAATAAGACACAAACCAAGAACCATCGGCAACCTCTTCAAATCCCTTCGGTGGCATCACGCCCCGTTCACGATCAATAATGTATGATTCAAACAAGCTCACGCCATCTGCGATTGGTGTTTTGTGGTGAGTGTTCACCGCATCGTACTTGTTGCCCCTTGCCCACTTCTTTGCAATCTTGAAGATGCTCTCCTTGTCAAATACCACATAGTATTCCCCACGCACATCATCCCTTCGGTAGATTGGTAGATCGGCAATCATTGCTGCTCCAGTAACGATTCGTTTTTCCTCGTCTTGGATGGCAAATTTACTCGCTGACAATTTGCGTTCAGTCCATCTCAACATCTCCTCACCACCCCACAACAAATAAGAGATAGTCCCACAAGCATTGTCATCATCGGGATTGTAGTATTCTTTGGCTCGTGATAGGTATGAATAAATCCGTTGAACCGTTTCATCGCTGATTGGTTCACCTTGTGCCAATTGTTGACCTCTCACCTTGCCGACTTGAGTTGCACACTTGTTTCCGTTCTCCTCGTTCAATCGGATACCTCTTTCGGCATTTGCTTTCGCACCTTCAGGATAATCCGTGTAACTTTCAAACTTTGATTGATACATTGAATAACATATCGCAACGGCTTGTTCACTATCCTTGCCTTCGCCAATTAAAATTGGGATACATCTTTGAACAAACTCTTCTTCACTTTCATTTGGATTCGGTTCAACAAACTGCTCTTCAAATGCAAGAAAGTCCTTTTGTATGGCTGGAGTTTCTACCAAAGAAACGAACTCAATGCCTGTTTCATCGTCAAACTCGTTGATGTCTAATCGGTATACTGGTAACTTCATCTTTCTTAAATAGCGTTATTTTACAACGGATACTTTTCTTGTCGTATCCACACGATCAGTTGTTCTTCGGATGTCACCTTCAGTCACAAATACTTTGGTATCAAATCCGCTTACTGTTGGAAGTGATGAGCTGATATTTGGTGCAGACATTTGTGGAATACCACCGCCATTCATTTGTCCTCCGCCTGATGGTGCAGACGGCTGACCACCTTTGAGGATATCCCTTGCTCTCTTTGCATTGGTTAAAATCATTGCTGCCAATCCAATGTACTTTGCTGCACCGGCAAGACCCCCCGTTGCGACATTGTCCGGTGATGGTGATTGACTGACTTTTAACGCAGCGGAAAGTGCCATTGCCGTGTCTGCCGCAATTACACTAACTGCAAGAATCTTACCCGTTTTTGATTGTTCACCAGCAAGTCCGATTACTGCATTTGCTAAATCAACCGATGCTGCGTATAAATCTTGTTTTGACTGCTTAATGGCAGCATCATTTGCTAATTGGTCAGCAGTTGCCTTGTCGCTGATTGCTTTTCTTTTTGCGGCTTCTTGCTCATTAAGAATTAATTGATCCGCAATATCTTGTGCCGTTTGTGCTTTTAATTGCTCTGCGTTTTTAACAATCCCAGCACCTTTGATGTTAAACAATTCGTCTTGGAGTTCTTGTTCGTGCTTCTTGTTCTTTTCATTCTCCGCTTCAAGCTCTTTTGCTGATTGGTCTTTTGCATCTTTGATTGCTTTCAATCTTGCCTTTTCAGCCGCAGCCGCAGCCGCTGCTCTTTCTGCATTGTACTTGGCTTCTTCAATCTTCAAAATTGCCAAAGCGTTCTTCGTGTCAAGAATGATTTTACCCCATTCTTTCTCCGTGTTCTTTCCGTAGTTTGCACGAGCTTGTGCAAGGTCATTCTCTAACTTTTGTCGTTGCTTGTTGAACACACCAACTTGATCACCTCTTGCTTGTAACAATGCAATCTCTCGGTCAAGTTGCTCATTCGTCTTGCCCGTTGTCTTGTTCAATTTGTCCAATGCCCTATCTTGAGCGGATGTTATTCCAACCCAATCGGTAAACTTCTGAACCAACCCACCGACAAATGTTGCCATTGATGAAAGACCAGGAAGCAAGTTCATCACCGCCTTCTTGAGTGTATCAAAATTTGTGATGATCAATGTCAATGCAACTCCAATCACGCCAAATGCCAAAGTAGACATATTGCCCAACGCTTTGAATGCGTTAATCACACCGCCTTTGATATTACCAGCCAATGCACCAAATTGTTGTTGAACTTTCCCAATACCCTCAAGACCTTCAGCCAACGCCATCGCACCTTGCAGTTTGACCATTGTCTTTTCCAAGTCCTTTGATTGATTGCCGAACAATGCCATTGCCCCTTGTGCTGCTTGGAATCCACGAGCAACACCTGAAACAACTGTGTTCAATTGGGCAAACTTGTCGGGATTAACCGCAGCCACACGATCATTGAAATCCTCCATTCTATCACGAGCAGATGCAAGTGCTGCTTCTGCCTTCCGTGCTTCAGGTGAGAACTCACCAAACTGCATCACCGCTTGTTGAGCTTGGATGGTCAGTTCCTTTATTTCGGACTTCATTGATTTGAAGTCGGGCTTTTTGACGGTTAAGTCAATCGTTGCGTTTAGTGCCATTATTTTTGTGCTATTATGAAATAATCAACGCCATCTGTTTCAAAGATGTGCGATGCCCATTGTAAAATCATTGTATGTGTATCTCCTCCGTCTATCTTTGCCGTTCCTGTCGTAGCAACTATCACAGAACTTCCGGAAGTTATTTTTTTAATTGCAAATTGTTTCCCACTCAATCCAGTTGGATCAGGCAAGGTAATTGTCTTGCTTCCACTGGTGGTATCAACCAAAAACAATCTATCGTCTTTTGTTGCCGTTGTGTTTGCCGTTACCGTCTTGACCGAACCTCCACTCAAAAAAGATGGATACATCTCGTAATTCCCGATGTAGAGTGTATCAGATTTGGTAACTTCAAAGTCATTGCAGACAAGAGCCACACTTCCATCCGTTCCGATTGGGAATGATACCTCCGTCAATCCAAGACCTGAGTTGTTGACATTGATTGCTGAATTGACAACTTCAGTTCCAACAAAAACACCCATTCCCGTTCCTTGACTTATGCCAACGCTCACGCCTTTGATACCGGGTCGGATTGGATTGTTTCCGCTCGGATAAATATCTCCGTATGTTTCGCCTTGATTCCCTCCAGCAGTTCCCGAACCAATCACTTTGATGGTTTGTGTTGCAGGTGGGATGAACTGAGCCAAAAGGAATTCGCATTCATAAACGCCTTCTTCAACTGGATTGTAATCACTGACCTTATTCAATCTCCAGTATTGTCCTTCAAAGAAATACAAGTTGTTGAATCGCAAGTTGTACCAATCCGATGGGGTGATTCTGAAGTAAGCTCGTACAATCTTGGAGTTCTTGTTGGTGATCTCCGTGATGAATCGGTAGTAGAAATTTGTGACAAGGTTTGAATTGCCATACTGATAACCAGCACCAAGACCAAGTTCTTTCGGCATACCAAATAGTATGTCAAAGGTTGGGGCAGTAACTGAATCATAGTGAATCGTCATTGGTAACTTTGTACGATTCGAGTAGAATGGCAGCATATAGGAAATTGGATACAATCTCCAAGATACATCGGACTGCAAACCGCCATAATAAAGGATTCTCAAGTCACCATCTTTCTCCGCCTCAACATAACTCAAGACAAAGTTCTTTTGATTGTTTGGATAATTCTTGATCTGAGTTGGTGAGAACACAATGTCAATCTTCTTCTCCGTCTTGACAAAGTCATTGTCAACTTTGTAGGTGCGTGATCCGTAGGTTGATTGATAGAGTTCCTGGTATTGTTTATTGGATTCATCTGCACCTTCTTTGTAGCTGAACACATAGGGATTGGCATCAAGATCACCCATAGGGATAATCTCAACGGGTTGTGAGTAGTCAAGTTTCTTTGTCCAATCCACATTCACTCCGTTGTAGAAATCATCACGGGGAACAATCCTCAGAACCTTTGGTTGGTCTTGACTTGGTTCAATGTACAAGTTGAACATCTTGACAAACGACATCAGCATCTCGCTTTGCTTGACTTCAGAATTTAAGAACTGCGAGAAATCAACCGTTGTGTTGTAACCGTATGTTGATGCTTGACAATCATTGAGCAAAACGGAATCGGCTAAAATGTTGTAAGTGAATTGTGCATTGGACAAAGTTTGTCCAAAAGCATCGTCACGAACTTGCACCAATCTAAATTCAACCGTATCACCGCTTCGTGCTTGTAAGCCAAACAACAAATTGTGAGTCATTGATGCTCCGAGAATTTGAGTGATCACCGCAGATTTGATGATTGTTCCGTTCACAAAGATTCCGATTGATACATCAACATCAGTGATTGGTGATGGTGGAACATAGGATGCCAATGTGCAAACCGCTTTGATGGTCAACTCAAATGCGTAATCCCCCATCGCAGGTACGGTGTAAACTCCAGTAGTGTTGTAATTCCCACCATTGTCAAAGTTGCCTGAAGTTGAATCGTTCTCAAAGATGATTGTTTCGTTCAACTGCATTGACTGACTCGCAGTTTTAGTTGCTTGGAATTTCCTTGCTTCAATCACTCCAGCGCTCACGGTCAATCCGTTTGGTGGTGGGATGACTAATCTTTTGAATCGGGCGTTATTGAAGAACGAATCGTTTGTATACGAGTACCCAGCGTTTGTGAATATCTTGTCAACGATGGTCTTGGCATACAAGCAAGGTGTCATTGATGATACTTCAAACTGGGTGATGTTTTGCGTGTTTGAATATCCCTTGTCTATCATTGCGTACATATAACCTTCGCCATACGCAAATGCTTGTGGACTTCCGTTTTTGTAGATGGTTGTATCCCAAGAATCAATCACCGAACCGCTTGATAATGTGTGGTTAAATTCGCTGAAGTTTAGGTCGTTCAATTTGCGGTCTGCGATGGTTGTGAATAGATCAGCCGTTTGTCCGTGTAGTGAACATTCATATTGAATGTCCGTTGAATCCAGCACATTGATTTGAATCAATCTGATGAATCCACGCAACTGCTCAATTTCGTCAAGCAATACCACGACATCCGCTTTCTTATTCGGATTGAAGTCGGGTGCAAACTGCGTAGTTCCTTGAATGGTTTGTTCAACCTCAAAGATGTGACCAAATAGTTTGTTGTTCGCACGAGTACCAGGAATGACAACCGTCTTTGTCCACTCACTTGACCTTGTTTCAGGCGACTTGATGTCAGCAATTGACTTGGAGATGAGAATGTCAAAGTTGTCCGATAGGTCAACTGGTGAGTTGTTGACTAATAACCTGATCATAAGCGTTGTGATTTGTCAGCGAATGACAAGGTGACATCAAGTTCAAGGTTGAACAACTTGTCCTGCACACCTTTCTTTTGCTCATAGGTTGCATTGTCAATGTTCACCGCATACAAAGTGCCATCATACATATACACCACCGGAGATTCAATTATATCACGCAACCAAACGGATTCGGTGTCATCAATCCAATTGGATGTGAGTTTCACTTTCTGACTTGCCGTTGTATGATAGTTTGAACGAGTCCGAACACTTGTCGCATAACCGTATGTCGCACCGAGCGAGTACGGATTGGATTGGAATTGCTTTCGTGCAACCTCGAATGTATCTCTGCGAACCATATTGAAACGGAAGGAATCAAATCCACCCAAACGATTCATAAAGAAGATATCCGTTGTTTCGTATTTGCTGCACTCGTCTTTGATGTTGATGCGATAGGTTTCTGACTTGGCAGTTCCACCAAGTTTCAACACGACATCAAAGAATGTCGCTGCACCGGGTATTGTCAATTGGCTTCCCACGGGTATTCTCACGACCTTAGACGAAGGCAATGTGAATGTTTGGGTACTTGCATCGGAGTAGGTAATTACAACGCTTGTGGCATCACCTTTCAAAGCATACAACCAATCCTTTTGAGTGCGATGGATGTATCTCGTTCTGACATTTGTCAAGAACTTTGCACTTGATGATGTGGCAAGATATTGAGCTTGTGCGTAAGTGACCAAATCAAACGGATTTAAGGCAGCATTCCAAACAGTTCCAGTTGCGGAAGTCAAGTCAAGATACTCCGTGATTGTTCCCGTTGCTGATGCGGAATACTCATACCCAAACTCGACCTCGTAATCCGAGAATGACGATGTGCATCCGCTTGGTGATGTATCTGCAAAGTTCCAATCGTTGCTGACATAACTCTCAACGATGCGACCAATGTTGAACACTCCCTTGTTTGTACTTCCAAAGTAGATAGGTGCTTTTAACTTAGCAACGGATGTTGCTGCGACTTTGACATTTGCAATGAACTTGAAATTGTCTTTAGTGTAGATACCACCTGAAGATTCCGTGATCACGAAGTTCGTGTCGTTGAATCCGGGATGATACGAATCGGGTTGTTGGGTGATTGATAGAGCCACGATAAAAAATAGCGGATAGGTGGTTGCGTTCCAAATGCGCCTACTTTTATTTGATTGCGCCTATTTTGCACTATATAATGGTTAATTGCACCCATTTTGCACCACATTGACCAATATAATAGTTAATGGATTGCACAATAATTGCACAATAATGTGTCTTATAGTACCCGAATGCATATAGTTTTGGGTGTTTTATGCCACATTATACCCGAATGCGTATAGTTATGATGGAAAATTTGATGCAGTTACTCGGGTAATCACCGAGTATAGTGGAAAAATGTCGCAAGTATTGTAACAAATTACGACAACTATTTGTTACAACATCTCATTCAGACAAGCCACGATGTACGGATTGAATCCTTTTCCTGCTGCATCCTCCAATCGTTTCTGCCGTTCTTTGGTCTTGGCTTTGTAGAACGCCATTGAATTCAGGAACTCAATCAATGGCATATGCAGTATGAAATCCCACTTGGTGCGATCACCTTTGACAATCTTGTCAACTATCTCAAGCCAAACTATTGGGCTTTGGTCAACTGCTCGGTCATCTCCTTCATCTGCCCCGTCAAAGAGGAGAGGATATTTTTCAATAATTCGGGATAAACTTCCAAAAAAAAAAGAGCATAAGTGTACGGAAGTGGGACAGGCAAGTGCATCATCAACGCACATTTGTCCTCATAGTGTGCCTGAGCATCAACGACCTTCTTATTCCTTCCAAAGAAATCAACCTCAACCGATAGCAACGCAACAATCTTATTCAGCGACTCAATCACATCTCCGTTGAATACTTGCTGGAGTTCGATGAAGTGGTGACCACACATCTCGTTTGGCGTTTTGGCTAATCGGAAGTAACGACCACGCAGTTTGAAGGTGAACTTGATTGGTGCTTTTGGTAGGTCATTGAGAAACGACAACTTTGCAAACTCGGTTGTGAGCTTGTCAAGGGTCATTGATTCGACCTCATCCATTGAAAGATTCAAAGCAATGGCAAGAATGTTCATCTGCCTCTCAAGGTCAGACATATCACGACAAGAGTGAATCTCTTGCAGTTGGTGGATGGTTATGTTTTTCCAATTCATATTATGCGAAGTAAAAGGTTCCTGGTCTATTATGAGCTTTGCAATCAACGGCAAGTGCGAGAGCCATCACACAGTCATCGTGTAGTCCGGGCGGTGCAGTATAACGCACACCCGTTCTTGTGTACTCAAATTCAAAGTTCTCCATCTCCGAGCCAATCGGTTCTTCAGGAAAGAACACATCGGTTTGTTGCACCGACATCACCAATCCTTCAATCAGTTGTTGTTTGCTTTGGCTGGTGAACTTAAATCCCTTTACTCTTTGACAAAGTCGCTGAAGTTGTTCAACGATAGGATCTCCAACACCGGTACTATCCACAAACGATGGTGTGTTTCCAATGAGTTTGACAATCCTCGCTTGAGTTACTGACCAATCCGCTTGGAATCTCTCGCAGAATGATACGCAATTATTCGCATCCATACCAATAATAACCGTATAGTCCGAATACTTTGCCAAATCCACACCCCACGCAACAACGGGCATTGATGATATTGGTCGGTAACATTTGCGGATTGCATCCAAGCCAAACGGATTCGACTTGTCATCTGCTGGTTCTGCAAGGTAGAGTTCACGGAATACATAATCAGGTAGATCTCGCTTTGCTTGTTCAATCTCTTTCTCCGAGATGATGCCTTCCCTTGCTGCATCGTATGCCGTAATCTTGAAATACTTGTATTCGGCTTCTCCTTGCCTTGCTCGTTCCCCTAATTTATAGAACCAGTTCTTTTTGCCTTTGACATTCCCGATGAGTTTGCATTTGCCTTGTGTTGCAGTCAGCGTTGAACGGAGTGCATACCACGATTCCTCACGCATCCTTGATGCCTCATCAATCACCGCAGCATAGACATCATCTCCATACAAGTTGTCCGGTTTCTCTCCTGACTTGAATTCAATCCTTGCACCCGTTGGCAAGGTCAACAATAGTTTTGTTTCGTTGCTGATGAAGAAGTTTTTGTCCGTGACTTGGTTCTTCATCCTTCGGAATGCAATCTCCGCTTGTTGGTATACTGGAGCAACCCACCACACCGACTGACCATCTTTGCATTGGAGTGCTTGTTCAAAGAGCCAAATGATGTGTGATGCCGTCTTGCCAGTCTTGGTACTCGCAGCCGTAATAGTGAAACGGGCATCGCAATCAAGGATGTCTTTTTGGTAGTTGGTTAGATATGGTCGTGTGTAGTTTATTTGCACAACGATTTGTATAACTGCAATCGGGTTAGGTTGTGGAGTTCAAGGTTGTGATGTTTTTGGCAGTAGTCGTAGTTTGCCAATCCCATTGACTGACGAACTGAATGACCAACATCAATCATCTTTTCAATCGCAGTCCTCCAATCGTTTTGAGTTACCAACAATACCCCGTCATTCGCCTGATGGTACAAGTAGGGATACACCGCAGAACAAATGATTGGTTTTTTGTAGGCACTCGCTTCCACTATCTTCAGCTCAGATTTGCAGTTGTTGAACTTGGTATCTTGCAACGGGGCAACCACGAAGTCAAAGTGGCGATACACCTCACCGTATTCAAACACGGTTGTGCCTTCAACGATCTTTGCATTGGGCATACTCTTGGCGATGCGATTCCAAATCTCTCCGGGTGTATAACCGCAGATGTAGAACTCAATGTCCATTCCTTTGATTTGGTCGGCAATCAACTTCAAGTCCTCCTCGTGCGTAACTCCACCAACCCATCCGACCTTCACTTTGTCGGTGCGTTCCATCGGTTCTGCTTCCCATTGCTTGTGTGTGTAGTCAAGGCAATTGGATGCGATGATGACATTCTCATTGATCAAGCGAATCTCTTTGGCAAGTGCTGGAGTTGTGGTGATGACCGCATCAGCGTAATTGATAGAATCTTTCACACATTGCTTGATCCCTTTGCGATATGCCCAATATGCCGGGTTGTATTTCGGAAGAATCCAATAGTCATCAATGTCCACGACATAGGGAGTGCCTGAATCAGCAATCTTCTTCAACACATCATAATGCTTTGAACCAAGCCATCGTGAGAATATGATCACATCAAATGCACGATAGTCAAGGGTGAGCCATTCCTCTTGTGATTGGCAAACGCTGACATCCGCTTGTCCGTCAATTTGCATCCGAAGATGTGGCGTGAATAAGCGGTGGTAAACTACACCATTGATTCCGTCAGTTAATATCAGTAATTTCATAGAGTTTTAAGTAAGTGATTGAACGCTTGATTGGTGACATAGTCAAACCCTTTGTTGACCGGGATGACATTCGGTGAGTGAACGCATATCTCAAGCAATCGTTTTACCTTCATTTGTTCTGCGATTGCGTATGTGCTTGACTGATTTCCGATGAATGCCTTGCAACTGCCGACAATGGTTGCCAACATTAAAGCATCTTGGCATTTCAATAGTTCACAATCTAACTTCCATCTATCCGTGAATGAAATGTACTCATCTTCGTATCCAAAGAAAACGCACTTGTGTTCCTTGAGTGGGAAGTAGTTGATATCGTAATTGCGATACCGAGATGTGAAGTTCAAAAGTATCTTGTCCGCAAAGTATGGGATAGGTTCAGTCGCTTCAATGCAAGGTTCGTGAAGGTCGGACATCAATTCGGGGTACACAAGAAAGTGATTCCGCCTCAAATCACCAGCAGATAAATTCAATCCGTGATTCCTGAACTTATCAAAGTTATACTTAATATCGGGATGTGAATTCATCTCAACGCTTTTAATGTACGATTGATGCTCAAGCAAAGGTTTGATGTATTCGTATGACTTTAAGTTCATACAGTACCCTCCGCTTGGATGACCAGGAACACCATTCTGCTCACGGAATCCGATGTGAAAATCTACTGCACCGTGCAACTCCGCAACTCGCTTGGTTGCCGTAAGTGAATAGATCAAATCACCGAGATGCCCCGATTGGATTACTTTCATTCGTTTGGTAAAATTGGGATGGGCATCCAGTACATCACATTAATCCAAGCCATCGTGTTTTCGTCAATCCACATATCGTCAATAAACCGTGCAAGTTTGATTTCGCCATCAAAGGTTGCAACGAGTTTAAGTTCTCCGTCATACGGTGGGAATGTGTCCTCACCTCTCCAAGTTTTTTTCATCGAGATTCAAAGTTATTGTAAAGTTTTTAGATTGGATTGTTTGGTCAATGGTTTCTTTCGGTTTGCCTTGTGATCGTGTGAGCAACATCTCCAAGTTAAACAACGAGTTTTTGTCGTGACCTTTTAGCAATGCACCGGCAATCGTGCGTTCCATAATGGTGTACTCATCCCCTCGGTCTATCTTCTCCAGTTCTTTTCGTGATAGCGAAAGCATTGACAACATCGTTTCCTCCACCTGAGTTTTGGTGTATCCGATTTCCTTCATTTGAGTGATGAGCTTCTGCGGTCTACCTTGCAGATTTATTCTTTCATCTCCACCTTTTTGAAAGGGTTTTAAGTTTTGCTCATTTGCCATAATTCTCGCTGTTATTTCACAGTTATTTTGCCATTGACAATCTTTGTTCGTGAATGGATTTCAACCACTCCTTGTGTTGTTTCTTATCCCCGAATTTGATGTGGCATTCTCTACACAAACACATCAGATTTTCAATGACATCTTTCGTTGTTGTTCCACCCATTCCCCGTGCTTCTATGTGGTGAAGGTCGTTCCCAACTTTACCGCACACTTCACAATCAATGAATGAGCTGATGTCATATCCGAAGTGGTTCATATAAATTTTGGTGTGTTTCTTCAAAATATCAATCCTTCCTCGTTTAATAACTCACGCAAATAGTCACGCACTTTGACCAATGCTTCCACAACTTCATCAGGTGTTTCATCCGATGCGTACTTTGTCCGTGTTCTCAACTCGTTGTCAAGTTCCGATACAACGCACTTCCACTTCCATCCGTCAACTGCATCTTCAAACTGATGGCGTTCTTCGTCAAGGTTGAATTCAAGGATTGCTTTCATCTATTGCCCTTAATTTTTTTTGTAATTCCCCACTCTACCAATTCCATAGCCCGTTTATAACCTTCTTTGTAACCATCGGCATAACTCGTTTCCTTTCCTGCGATTTCCATTTCTTTGGCTTGTTCTAAAAGTATTTCGTGTTTGTATTTAACTTGGTATGTTGTTTTGTCAACAATGATAATTCGGTGTTCAATCAGTTGGTCAAGAAACCATTGAACTGCCGTTTGTTGTTTATTGTTTGTCATTTCCGTTTGCGTTTGGGTTTTTGTTCATCATCGGCAAGTTGTGCCAATTCAATTGCTTTTTGGTCTGCCCATATTAAAAGTGAGAACACCGATTCAATCACACAAGTTGAGCAGTTTGGAAGATTCCGACCAAATATCTCACGATGTACATTCTGAAGTTGTGCGGATTGCTCAGGCGTTAATTGGAACACGAGTGTTTTTTTGTAGATCTCGTATGCCGGGCGAAGTGACTGGATGAATTCTATCATAGTTTAGTTTCTAATAGTGCGACAATCACAGTTGCGATGGATGCGTAAAGTATCCCCACCCAACCATAGGTGTACAAGAAAAAGGACAAGCCCAACCACCACGACAAGCAGAACGCACAGTCAAGGGGTTTCATTCGCTTCCATTTGGAGAAGTCGCTTCCATAGAGATAGCGTTTTAGTAGGTCGGCTGGTTTGCCGAAGTTGACGATGATGATGCTTAGACAAGCAATTCCAATTATTTCGTTGTACATCTTTCTTTCATTAATTTTACTACACGCAGAATCTCTCTGACTGAAATATCCGTTTGGCGGTGGATTGCTCTTGCTGACATTCCCGAACACCATAACTTGAATAACTCCCTTTCATAGAAATATGCTTCTTCAGTTACCTGATTTATTTTGTTGATTCGTTTTTGTTCGATTCGCTCGTCTTCTTCCCTTTCCAAAAGAAGGTCGGGTTCTTCAGACAAGTGCAAGTCATAGACATCGTATTGATCATAGATGCGAGATTCACCAAAGGGATGCCGGTTGCCGTTGATACAAAGGTACAAAAGACGGATTGTCCAAAACTGGATGTATCCGTCGTTGTATATTTTCTCAATTTGTTCATCAGGTTTTTGCAATATGGTCAGAAAGTAAAATTGATAGAGTTCCCTTGCCAACTCGTTTCCTTTGGCGATGTTCTTCGTGGCTTTGGTCAGCCATTCCGCTTTTGAGAGTTCCTCTATGATTTCCGCTTTATTCACATTTTCTTTTCAATACTACAAATATAACCATTCTTTTCGTATTTTTTCTTTACACGCAACATCTCATCCTCAGACCGGAGAATATGTATTGACGAGCTTAGACCTTTCGTGCAAATGCAAACCCAGTAAGGATAAAGATTCGACATATAGTTTGTTGGTTGTTCGGTCATATTCTATAAGTGAATCGTACACTTGCACGGAGTTGATGATGGTTGAGTGATCACGGTGAAGAATCTTGCCGATGGAAAGATAGGTCATCTTCAAATGCTTTCTACATAAATAGCAAAACAAGTGCCGAGCATCCATAATGTTTTGAGTTCTAACCTTATCGATGATGGCATCAGGTGTGACATCATACACGATTGCAACCACTCGCATCGCTTCAGTCCATTCGGCATCTATCTCGTTGATCTTGCATCTTGGGTTGATGATTTCTTCTTTGAGTTTCTTGACCTCGTCAATTCGTTTTTGATTGAGTTCGGCAACAACTCCTTTGAGCCGTTTGACTTCTTGTTTTAGTAGGTGGGTTTCTTGATAGTGGTTCATAGCTCGTTGATGATTTGAAATAATTGATAGGCGATTTGTGGCACTATGGCGTTTCCGTATCCTTTGATGGATTCGTTTCTCCACTTTGGAAAGGTAATTCCGTCCAGTTGTGTGGGAATCCCATCATCTCCGCTACAAATCGGGGATTGAGATGGGAAGTTCCTCCACCAACTTTGTGTGCTATCTGCTCCGCTAAATTGCTGTTCTCCGCATTCACTTTGTTGTGGCGTTTCAAACTGTCCATTGTCATACCTGATCGCAGTCCGTCCGATGCACTTGGAGTCAGTAGGAATCTGCTCAATGTCATTGAATGCATACTCCCCTCTTTTACTTGTGTTGACTTCATCGTTGCCGTTGCGTTCGTTGAATCCATTGCCGTTGGATTTGGTAGCATTATCATTTGTCTCAAAGTCATTTGTAAGTTGACTCCCTTCTCTGCGTGTCTTTTTCTCCTGGCTTCGTATGTTTCTGGCTTCGTTCCAGTGTTCCAGTCCATTGCATTCGGTGTTGGTAGCATATTGTTCTCCTTCAATCCCGTCCAAATGCTTTTCCCTCCTTGTTTGAAATCCGACTTCCTCCCTGTCTCGCTTGTTACCGTAGGCAATAAACCAACATCTATCTCTTCGGTGCGGTGCGTTTTTGGCTGCAGCTGGAATAATAAACGGCTGAACTTCGTACCCTTCATTTTCCAAGTCAAGGCACACCTGCTCGAATACCAGTCCGCCATCAATGTTCGTGATACCAAAGACATTTTCTGCGATGACAAATCTCGGTTTAATTTCTTGTATTGCTCTAAGCATCTCGCCCCACAAGTAGCGTTCATCATCCGTGCCTTTTCTTTTCCCGGCAAGGGAGAAGGGTTGGCAAGGGAATCCTCCAGTAAGAATGTCAATTTTGTTTGCATATTTTTTAAAGTCAGTTGTACATATATCAATGTGACTATCCGCATCAGGGAAGTGATAGTCCAATACTTTTCGTGGAAATTCCATCCACTCGCAATGAAAGACATTTGTCCATCCCATCCACTCGGCAGCAAGATCAAACCCACCTATTCCCGAAAATAAACTCCCGTGTCTCATAGTCGTTCTTCGTACATTGTGCGTTCACCGATGAATGTCGTTTTGATTGTGTAGCATTCCCCGTGACGATTCTTTGCGATAATCAGTTCGGCTTCTTCTTGCTGGAGCTTCTCACCTGAATAGTATGCCGGGCGGAATGGGAACATCACAACATCCGCATCTTGCTCAATACTTCCACTCTCACGGATATCGCTCAGCATAGGTCTTTTGTCCGCTCTCTCCTCACATTTGCGTGATAACTGAGCCAACACTATGACGGTGATATTGAGTTCCTTAGAAAGCAATTTTAAGTTTCGGGATATCTCTGCAATTTCTTGCTCCCTGTTTTGTTTTGTTCCTTTGATCAACTGGATGTAATCAATCACCAACAACTCAAGTCCGTGTTTCGCTTTGTGAATCTTGGCTTTGGATTTGATTTGTTGGATACTGCAATTTGGATCGTCATCAATGTAGAATTGCACCGTCTGATTGAGTGCTGAATTTATCAGTTGATGCACCTCAAACTCACGAAGGTTTGCATTGCGAATCTTCCAATTGGCAAGGTCGGTAATCAACGACAAGTATCTTTTGACAAGTTGCTCGTTGCTCATCTCCAGCGACAAGAACAATCCCTTACCACCAATCTTGGCGAATTCATACATCAGCGACAAAGCCAATGCCGTTTTACCTTGACCAGGTCGTGCAGCCATAACAATCAAATCACCGTTATTCCATCCACCCAATACACGGTCAAGTCCTGCCCATCCCGTTGGTCTTCCCGTGAGCTTGTCACCTCTCTGCACCGCCTCAATAATAGCATCAACGGTCTTGTTGGTAACTTGGGTTATCGTAACCGGATCATTGATGGTTGTGAACTTGGTGTTGTCGACCATTGTCTGAACATTGGTGAGAATCTCTTTCAAGTCCGATGTCAAATCCAAGTTGGTGATGTTCTCAATGAATTGTTTTTTCAGGTACTTGTGTTCAAGTGCTGGAAGGTGACTGCTGATGTTTGGCATCCCATAGACATTCTGCGTGAGCTTCACGATGGTGACCATCTCAGCACGGCTGAACTTCTTTCCTAAAGTCAGCACATCAATCTCATCGTTGTTGATGTACATCTCCAACATTGATTCAACAATGCGTTTGTTTAGGTTGTCTTCAAACCATTGCGATTTGATTCTCGGCAACATTGCACGAGTTTGGTCGTAAAATAGTAGTTGACCGATTATGTATTCTTCAAGTTCTTGAGTCATATTCTCGCAAGTTAAACAATTTTCGGTTAATAATTTGTGGAGATGTTTCAATTTCTTTGTTAAAAG